GAGGATGTCTTGGCGAGGATGGCCGTCGGCGTGAGCTTCCCGGTGATGCGCGCCTTCGACACGCGGCCCTCGAACTCTTCTTCAGGGATGGCGTGCATCTTCTGCGCAAGGTGAGAGTCCTTCCGCGACAGCCCAACGGATTGTAAAAAGGTTACGTCCCCAGAACCTTTTTTCGGGCGCCCCGGTCCGGGGGACACCTCGCTGAGCAACTGCCCGATGCGCCGCTCGGCCCGCAGCGCGACCTCGAAAGCGTCGTCACGCGCGGTGGTGGATGCCTTCTTCATGCGCAGGTATGTAGCGACGGCCAGCGCCTTGTCGCGGATGTCCTTCGCTTCGTCGACACGCTTGCACGACGCCAAGATCAAGCACGCCTTCTCGACGCTCAACCCCATCGGGGCGATCTGCTGCTCATCACTTACGGCCAAACCTGTTTCACTGTTCACGGGGACTCTCCAATTGTTCAACGCTTCGTTCGTACTGCCGCACAGCCACATAAATTTTCAACCACAGCCACGCGTGTTTTAGCGCGCGTGCCGCTTCACTCTTCCGCCATTCCATCACACGAACTCCTCCCCGGAATTGACTGCCGGGATGCTTGAGAGGTCGTCGGTCGTTTTGTCCGCGTCGTCGGTGTCGACGCCTGGTTCACGCGGCGCTTCGCCGTCCCACAACGTGCGGAGCATCTCGTCCTTGTCGCCGATGCCGTGGGCTTCGCTCCATGCGAACAGCGTGTCCACCACCACGTCGCGGTAGCGCAGGCGCTTGCCGCCCCAACGCAGGCACGGGCGCTCAGGCTTGGCGATGGCCCGCAACGCCGCGCCGATCTTCGCCGTCTCGGGCTCGATGCGGGTGCGCTCGCCGAAGTAGATGGTCCAGCCGTCGATGATGGCCTGCTCGTTGACCAGCAACTTCCCGCTGCCGGCGCGCACGAGGCCGTCACGTCGGTTGGCATAGGGCTTCGGGTTCATCAAGAACCGCACGAGCCATTCGCACGCCCGTGAAGTCCAGTCGCTTGTGATGGTCATCAGGCGGTGCATTTGCGTCACGTCACCTTCGACCCAGAACCTTCGACCGCGCTCCACGGAGCGATTGGTTTGAAGCCATAGCGCGTGCTGCGCGATGCCGTTGCGCTTCCACCCTTCTTTCACCTCGCCCGGTATCGCGGCCATATGCTCGGCACTGTTCTCGGGTGCTCGGATGTAGAGGAACCGCTGCGCGATGGCTTCGAGGTCTTGGCCCGAAAGCGTCTCCCTGCTCGACAGTAGGTAGTCGTTGTTCGCCGCGATGACGAGCCGCACGGCTCCGCGCATCGCGGTGGGGGCCATGTACTTCCGCGTCACTGTACGATCGAGTGTCGAGATCATCGACCGGATTTGCCCGGTCACGTCGGTCTTCTTCCACTTCGCTTGGCCGAAGTCTTCGTCCGCGAGCACCAGCGGGCAGCGCAGAAGTTCTTCGTTGAACGAGCTGCCGAACGCTTCGTTGAAGTTCGCTGGCGAGTCGGCCCACAACTGCGAGACACCCATGGCGAAGATGGTCTTGCCCGCCGCCGGCCCCCCGGACAGGTACAGCGCGCAGAGCATCTTGGATAGGTCGGGCGCGCACGCGAGCCAGTCACACAGCTTCTCGTAGTCGGGCCCTGCGAACACTCGCAACCAACGATCGATCCCTTCGTTGTACACCGGTACGAGGTGTTTTCTCAGCGGTCGCGCGGCTTCGTGCACGACTCGGCGCTGCTCGTCGTAGTGCGTGATGTCGGCGGTGAGGTCGACGACGGTGCTTGACGCGGCGCTGCCGAAGTCCTCGGCCAACTCTTGCAACGGTCGGCGACGCATCGAGTATTCGCTCGGCTCGTTCAACAACACCGGCGACCGCGCGAGTAGTTCCACCGCTGCCGTGCGCCCGATGGCCGCGCCGAAGGGCCCTCGGTAGCCACCGTCATGCGCGAGGATGTAGTAGGTCTGATCGCTGGCGTGGATGATCCAGCGATGCTGTAGCGCTTGCGCCACCGCTCCGGGTTCGTACGGCACACCCGCGACCTTCGCGATGCGCTCAAGGTCTTCGTCGGTGTAACGGTCCAGCCCGTGGGCCTGGCGCTCGAACGCCTCCTCAACCTTTTTTGTCAGGGCTCCCTGGTACGCTTGGGAGATCTCGGCGGAGTTCGGGCCCTCGCCATCGCGCGCGCGGAACGCTTCAAGCGACGGCTCGAACACTTCGGCCAACGCCTCGTCGGTGAAGGGTTGGTGGCGGCTCTTCTTCGCCAGCCACATCGTCAGTTCGAGGATTGCGGCGTGGCGCTTGCCTGGCTCGGCGAAGGTCTGCCCGTTCACCACGGCGCGCGCCATCTCTTGCAAGCGCCCGCCGGGTCGCGACGTGTCCAAGAGTCGCGCCAGTTCGCTCGCGCCCAACGAGGAAAGTTCCCGCTCCTTCAACGGCCCAAGGTTGCTGATGAGCGTCTTAGCGTTGAGCCATTCGCCTTCGTTGCGGTGAGCCCACGCCACCGACGCGTCGAAGGTGGTCGGCAGGTAAAACACTCGCGCCACGTTCTTCGTCTGCTCATCGTTCACGCCACCGACGAGCCTCTGTAACGCCAGCCACGCGGCTTTGTGTTGCGTGCGAGGTAGCGCCTCGGAGAGCGGTAAGATGATGCGCACCTTCATCGCCCCCGCCGCTACGATAGAGCCGTGCTTGTGCGTCGTGTACACCACCCACTCGTAGAGCTTCAGCGCGTCGACAACTTTCTCCAAGCCCGCTTCGTCGATGGCGTCGATGTCGAGACCCATCGCGTGTACTTCTGTCACGGCGGAGTTCTTGTGGCTCTGCCCCGCCGGGATGGCTCCGAGCACGACGCACGCGCCGCCTTTGCGGGTGTTCAACACCTCCTCGTTCGCGGAGTCTTCGGGCGCGCCTTTGACGGTGTGGGTCGAGAATACTTGCACCCAATCCTCCCACGATTTCGTCTCGGGCCTGCCGTGGGTGTCTTTTGCTGAAGCGTAATGGGTGAAGGTCAGCTCGCGCATGTGGCGGCCTCTACGCACCGACGGCGCATCGACTCAACAACTTTTTCGATGGCCGAAAAATTCTCAGCGGTCGAGCAGTTCAATTCCACATGCGGCGCGGCCTTCAATATCTCGTCGGCCACCAGGCGAACCGCCTCTTGCGGGGAGTCTACCTGGAGCACACCGGCCAGGTTCTGGAGTGGTTTCCGCGCGTTTTCGGACAGCGAGATCGTGACACCGTTCACGCTCTTCCCACCCTTCGGTCGGCCCTTTTGAGGTCGAAAAGAAGCCTCGGGGGTGTTCGAGGGGACCAAAGACGCCAAGACATGGGCGCCTTTTTGGGCGTTGTAGTTCTCGGAAAAGTCACCCCTCCGTAGAAAATTGACCTCATACCAGGCTGATAACCACCGAAGGGCGTAACTTTTTGGAGTGTCGAGCTTTATTCGCATGGCGCGGCTTTTAGACCCCCCTCTCATTTTTGTAAAGTGAAAAAGACGTGCGCGCTCTTTTCGCGTACGTATAACGGAGAAACGGGCCTAAAAGTGGATCAGGGATCACCTCTATATCTTCTTAGAGTAGTACAGCACATTTACCCCTCCCCCCTACCTCGACCCTTCAAAACATTTTCAAGAATCGTTAGGGGGGTGTATGAAACTGCTGTAAACCTATATAAGAGGGTAAGCAAAAACTGATCCGTTGATCCGACGGGCCTTAAACCGTTGTGTTATAAGGCTTTTTTGCGGATCACTTTGCGGATCTTTGCGGATCACCCCTGATCCGCCCCTGTTTTTCGCCCTCCCGCCGCAAGGTTTGCGCTGTGTGAAAACTCTTGCGGGCCCTTGGAGTTTCGCGTATGCCTCCGCCATGGCCTCTGACCCGTTGAAGGTTCTACACGTAGCTGTCGACTCGCTTGTCGAGGATGAGTCGAACACCCGCAAGCACAACAAGCGGAACCTCGCCGCCATCAAGGGCTCGCTGGAGCAGTTCGGCCAGGTCGAGCCGCTGGTGGTGCAGAAGAGCACCCGGATGGTCATCGGCGGGCATGGTCGGTTGGCGACGCTCAAAGAGATGGGCGTCAAGAAGGTCGCCATCGTCGAGGTAGACGTGGACGACGAGAAGGCGAAGGCTCTGTCGGTAGCGTTGAACCGCACGGGGGACCTTGCCGGTTGGGACGAAGCGGCTTTGTCAACGGCGCTGTCGGAACTTCAGACCGCAGGCTTCGACCTCAGCACCATCGGTTTCGACGAGGCGGACCTCGCGAAGCGGTTCGAAGGCATGCGCGAGCTGTCGACCGACGGGCTTCTTGAAGCTCCCGTAGACGGCACAGAATCGGTAGACGCCCAAGGGCGCTCCGCGAGTGACCACGTGCGCCAGGTGCAGTTGTTCATGCAGACAACGGCGTTCGATAAGTTCCAGGCGCAGGTCGCAGACTTGGCGAAGCACTACGGCACCGGGAACGTGACCGATACTTTATTGCACTCAGTGAACGAAGCCCATCAAGCGCTAAAATTGTATGAAGCGAATCAGGCTTAGCGAAGCGGGCCTCGCGGGCGACCCTGCCGACGAGGCGTTGTGGAAGGGTAAAAGGTTCTCGGAAGACCACTTGCTCCACGTCGCAAGCGATGAGGACACCGTCATCGAGAAACCCGACGGCTCCGTGCTGGCGATGTTGCTCAAGCGCCGGCTCACCGCGCCTGCCTCTCGTGTGGCTTACGGCGTCCTGCGGCGCATCGAGAGTCAACCGACGAACCGCTCGCTTACGGTCATCGGCAAGAGCGGTAAACGGCTCAAGTCCGACGGCAGCCGAGGTAACACGACGGCTGTAAGCGCGTCAGAGTTCCCTGAGCTTCGCGGGATGAGCAGCGCCATCATCGGCTACTACGACCGGCATGTGCGCTGGCCCTACTGCCGCGCGACGGCGTTCAACTTGGCGGAGCCTGAAAAGTTCGAGAGCCTCATGCCTTACGTGAGAGAGGTGGAGGCGGTGTTCCATGAGCACGCGGGCGAGCGCTACGCGGCACAGCGCGCGGTCGCGGAGAAAACCCATCCCGCTTGGCTGATACCGGGGACCCCTTTCACGACGATCACCGTCAATCGGAACTACGCCGCAGCGTGCCACCAGGATGCGGGAGACCTGAAAGCAGGCTTCGGCGTGATGACGGCGTTTCGTTCTGGAGAGTACTCGGGCGGTGTGACGTACTTCCCCGCCTTCAGGGCAGGCGTCAGCATGAGCACCGGAGATGTCTGCTTGGCTGACGTGCACGAGTGGCACGGCGTCACCGACCTGCGCGGCGTACCGGGGCGGTACGAGCGGGTGAGTTGCGTGTTCTACTACCGCGAGAAGATGTGCCGTTGCGGCTCTCCAGAGGAAGAAGCGCTGCGAGCGAAGAACCGAAAACTTGGGGACCCCCTCTACGACAAGGTGGAGAAGTGAGCGACATAGCCCTGCTCTATTTGGCCGAACCCCGCTTTGGTGGCTGGGTCACCTACACAGCGCACCTGGCTCGCGCGCTGGAAGCTGCGGGCTACACACCACGGTTGTTTCAGATCGGTAATCGAGACGAATCCCGCGCTCGGCCGTACGGCCAAGGCCTCAACTATTTCAACATCTCGCCGGCCTCAGCTTTTATAATGGCGCGAAGCGTGCCGACGCTCATAACCGCCGTGGACAAGGCGGGCCTGGCGGGAGCACTCCCCGTGCTATCCGCAGGGGCGGGACTCGTCGTACATGACCCGACCGAGATGAAGCACAAGGGCCTTCTTGAGGCCGCGAAGAATCGGCGTGTAGTGACGGTCCGCAGGGCGAACGTCTCCAACCTCGCAGCGCTAGGGGTGCAGGCTACGTATGTTCCGCACCCATTCAAGACTCCCACGCCCGTAGCGCCTAAAGACCGCGTTTGGCACGCCGTCTCCTACAGCCGCCTTGACTGGGACAAACACACGCTCATCATCGCGCAGGCGAACGAGAAGCTCCCTGCTGAACAACGAGTGTGGATTTACGGCGCCGAGAACCGCATGTACACGCACCACAAACTCGACACAGCCGTGCCCGGGTGGCGAGAGAATTATCACGGGCGCTTTTCCAGCGACTGGCATGCGGCGGGAGGCCTAGCGGCCCGGTCAAAATTCGTCGTGGACTTGAGCGTCATCAAGGGCGACGGCGGGGGGACTCAGTACACGTTCCTCGAAGCATGGAGCGCCGGGGCCCACCTAATCGTCAATCGTGGGTGGTTGCGCGAAGATGACAAAACGCTGGAGGACGGGCGCAACTGTACGGCTGTCGGTAGTGCCGAAGAGTTGGTAGAGCAGTTGTCTACACGCCGTGAGCCAGACGCGAACGTCGTCGAAGCGGGGCGATTGTCTCTCCTGAATCACAGCCCGAAGGCAGTGGCCGAAGCGTTGGCACAAGCCTTGGGGTGGGCGCCCGCCCCTGGACTCTCTTCAGCGCTCGCGTCAGAATAAAGGCGTCATGGGTAAACCTCTCAAAAAACGCGTGGTGGTCAAAGACCCCACACCCCCCGAACACCCGTGGGAGCGTCAGATCGGCGAGACCGATTCAGCGTGGGAAGCTTTCGCAGCGTATCGGGACATGGGGCCGGGCGAACGCTCTCACGGTAAGCTTTCCCAAAAGTTTGGGAAAACGCCCGAGAACTTCGGGCGATGGTCTATCGCTTGGCAATGGGTCGCGCGCTGCCACGCATACGACTCGTGGCGAGACCGAGAGCAACGCAAGGTCGAGATGGAAGCGGTCAAGGACATGCGCCGGCGACACATCCAGATGGCCATGTCGTTTCAGGGCGCAGCCGCGCTCGCGCTCAATAAAATTATCGCAGCCGAGAAAGCTGTCGTGCGTAACGCCGACGGCACCACATCACCCGCGCCGCTGACGCTGAAGCCAGGCGAGGTGAAAGAACTCGCCGACCTCGGCATCAAGCTGGAGCGTCTGAACCGTGGCGAGCCAGAGACCATCACTGAAGAGCGCATCGTGCCAGACGCCGAACCTTCGGGCAGCGTGGTTCACAACTACACGCGACTGTCCCGTGAGGAGCTGAAGGCGCTGCGAGGGTTGGTGGACAAAGCCCGACACGACGACAAGTGATCGACCCTCGAACCGGCGCGAAGATTGACGGGCGGGTGTTCAACAAAAAAACGCCGCGCGTCGACATCATCGACACGATGGAGCTGGACCGAGCGCTGTATCGGGACTTTCGAGACTTCGTGCCGGATGCGTTCGAGGTTCTCGAAGGTGGCGACGAACACGCGAGGCTTGTGCGCGCGGGCAAACGTCCGCCGAAGTTCGTTGCGGGCTGGCACATTGACGCGTTGGCCGAGCACCTTCAAGCGGTCGCTGACGGGGACATGCGCAGGCTCTTGATCAACATCCCTCCGGGCACGATGAAGTCGGTCATGGCCTGCGTGCTATGGCCCGCATGGATGTGGTCACGCGACCCGAAGCTGCGCTTTCTTTTTTCGAGCTACAGCGAATCGTTCACGCGCCGCGACTCGCGCAAAGCCAAACACCTGATAAGCAGCGAGTGGTACCAGGCGCTCTGGCCAAAGACTCGGCTCGCGTCATCGCCGGACACGCAGATGGAAACGCACACCACCGCTGGCGGGGAACGTCACGGCGCGTCGACCAACAGCGGCGTCACAGGCAAGCACGTCCATGGCATCGTCGAGGACGACCCGTTGAAACTCCAAGACGCGACCTCGCCGCGCGCGCGCGAAGAAGCGTGGGACTACCATTCCCAAGCGTTGGGGTTTCGGTTGTTGCCCGAGGGCGGGTGGCGCGTGGTGGTCATGCAGCGCTTGCACGAAGACGACGTGAGCGGACGCATTCTCGGGCGCCTTGGCGCGGATAGCGGCGACTACGTACACCTGTGCTTGCCGATGGAGTTCGAGCCCGCGCGTCGTTGCACCACGAAGTTGTTTAGCGACCCGCGCAAAGAGGCGGACGAATTGATCTGGCCCGCGCGTATGGGCGCAGCGTTCATCGCCGAGAAGAAGCGAGACCTCGGACCACAAGGTTGGGCAGGCCAAGCACAGCAACGCCCCGCGCCGCTCGCAGGTAACGCCATCAAGCGCGAACACTTCCGCGAACGCTGGACCTCGCTGCCTGCCGAACTCGACGACTGGCTGATCTCGTGTGACCTCACGTTCAAGCTCCAGGGCACAAGTTACGTGGCGATGGGCGTGTGGGCGAAGAAGGGCGCGAAGCGTTACCTCGTGGATCAACTGCGCGAGCGCTTGGACTTCAACGGCCAGATCGGCGCCATCATCGAACTCAAGAACCGTTGGCCTCAAGTCTCGCAGGTCATCATCGAGGAAGCCGCGAACGGGCACGCCGCGATCTCCGTGCTACGGGACAAGGTGCCGGGCGTCATCGGCGTGCGCGCCGACCGCAGCAAAGAGGCCCGCCTCGCCGCGTGCTTGCCGAACTTCGAAGCGCGCGATGTGGTCATCCCGCACGAGTCGAAGGCGTCGTGGGTCGAAGAGTACGTGGAGGAATGCGTCACGTTTCCGAACGCCGCGAATGACGACCAAGTGGATCAGACCACGCAAGCGCTGATGCGCTATCGCGCGATGGAAGCCAGCGCTGGCTTCTTGACGCCCGATATTGATATGGGTGGCACGGACGACACCAGGGAAAGCCCTTGGAAGTTTTGAGAGAAAAGGTTCTGACACCAGAACTTTTTTCTTAGGGGAGCGAGCATGGCCGAAGGCGGAAGAATGGACCCGGACGCATTGGACATCGATCCGGCCTTGCAGTCTGACGACCTCCACGCGCTCGGTGTCACCGGCCTTCGCCAGTATGGCGGCTGGGTCGACGAGGAGTTCCACCCCAAGCTGCGCGGTCGTCGCGCCGTCCAGACCTATCGCGAGATGTCCGACAACGACGCCATCGTGGGCGCGTCGCTGTACGTCATCAGCACGCTGGTGCGCCAAGTCGAGTGGCGCGTCGAGCCCGCCGATGAATCAGACGCCGCGAAGGCCGAGGCCGAATTTCTTGAGCAGTGCCTCGATGACATGAGCCACACGTGGGAAGATTTCTTGGACGAGGTTCTGTCCATGCTCGTGTACGGCTGGTCATACTTCGAGCTGGTCTACAAGCTGCGCAAGGGTAACAGCGAAGACTCGCGCTACAACAGCGCCTACGACGATGGCCGCTTCGGCTGGCGCAAGATTGAGCTGCGCGGGCAGGACACGTTGTGGAAGTGGCAGTTCGAGGCGAACGGCGGCTTGCAAGGTATGTGGCAGATCGCCGACGCCAGCACGAACCTCACCGCGCCCGCGTTGATCCCGATTGAGAAGGCGCTCCTCTTCCGCCCCGTCAAGCATAAGAACAACCCCGAAGGGCGCAGTATCCTGCGCAACGCGCTGCGCTCGTGGTTCTTCGTGAAGCGCATGCAGGAGATCGAGGCCATCGGCGTTGAGCGAGACCTCGCGGGCTTGCCGATGTTCGAGGTGCCAGTCGAGATCTTGAGCAAGAACGCCGGACCGAAGGAGACCGAGATCCGGCGCATGCTTGAAACGATGGTACAGCAAATTCGTCGCGACGAGCGCGAAGGTCTGCTGGTGCCCGCGTCCGAGCGCACGATGCCTGACGGCACCACGGTCAAGACGGGCTACAAGTTCACGCTCGTTTCGAGCGGTGGTCGGCGCCAGCTAGACACCAACCAGATCATCACCCGCTACGAGCAGCGCATCGCGCAGAGCGTACTGACCGAGTTCACGATGCTCGGCATGCAGGACGTAGGTTCGCGTTCGCTGGCATCGAGCAAGACCGACATCTTCACCATGTCGCTCGGCGCGATGGTGGGGCGCATCGCGTCGGTGTTCAACCGTTTCGCGGTGGCGCGGCTGATGGAGCTGAACAAGGTCCCACGCGAGCTGTGGCCGACGCTGACGCCCGGCGACGTAGAGACGCCGCCGCTCGAAGAGATCGGCTCGTACATCACGAACCTCGCC